TCAATGACGCAGGCCCCGCCGTCCTCCAGCACGGTGTAGTCCTCGTCCTCGGTCAATACCGTTTCTCCGGCGCTGACCTTGAGCCCATCCCGGATCACAGTCCCCGGAAGGGTCGCCTTGTGATTGGTGACTGCGTATTCCGTTTTCGCCAGATCCTTCTGCATGGTCTTGGGGTCAAGCACATTGCAGAAGATAACGGGCTGGCACCCGTAGAGCTGGAAGTGGGAATACATGAACTCGCACAGGGTATAGGTTTTCCAATCCTCCGAATACCCCAGCTTCTCCACGGCCTCGTCCCAGCTTGTGCAGAGCACCGGGTACATGGACTTGGCGGGAGCCTCCGCCGCCTGCACCGGCGCTGTGCCTACCACGAAGGGTATACCCACCGACGCGACGGCCGGTATGCTGAGGGACGTGGCCTGTTCCCTTACATGAACGCCTAAATTAGCCATTTGCCTTTACCTCCTGTTCCTTCCCGGCCTCGGCTATTTTCCTGTAATTCTTATACAGGGCGTTGCCGGGTGTTTTGACCTTTATCCTGGCCTCCGGTAGCTCATCACCGGGGACAATGAGCGACTTGACCAGCTTATTGGCCTTGATTGCATCACGGGCCGCCCTCCGCGCGTCCTCCCGTGTGCCGCGATAGATGTCCCCGTGCCTGATAAGCCCCTTTATGCTGGGGCCTATGTAGCAATAAAGCCCGGAGGCGTTGACCTCGGGCTTTGTCTTGGGGGCGTTTGAAATTACAGCCGCCGCGGGCGCGGCCTCCTGGACCGGGGCTTCCGCCGCCGGCATATCCTTTTTCGCCATTAGGGTACCTTCCTTTCAATAGAGGGGAGCTTCCATGTGCCTATCATCTCCCCCAGATAAAATTGTGAATTTGGCCTTGCCGGGTCTCCCGGGTAAACCAGTGTCTCCAGCTTTTTTCCCAGGTCAAGGGTAAACTGCTTTCCGATCACGACCTGTTCCAGAAGGGCGATCCTCAACCGCTCCATGACATTGAGCAGTGCCAGCACCCCCTCCTGTTCGTCCTCGTGGTAGACGCAGAAAACAGTGCGGACAACGGCTGAGCCTGCCGCCGCCCGCATTCCCGGGGACTGCACATCCTCGCCCGTCACTATCTCATGGACGATAAAGGGAGCCTTTGACGCATAACTGCGCAGCTCCGGCAGCCGACCCCTGTACACTGTCGGGACACGGGGAGCCGGTTCTTCCTCGTCGTCCTCCTGCCTCTGTACCGGGAGCAGCAGATCCTTTACCGTTTCCTCCGTGAAGCTTTTCAGGGCGTCAAGCAAAACGATTTTTGTCATAGCCAAGCCTCCTAAATTCCGCTCAGGATTGCGAGTATGCTGTCGTTAAGGTCATCTTCAAAGGCTTCCATAGCCTCGTTGGCCAGCTTCTCGGCAATAGTGTGATGTCCCAGCATCTGAGGTACGGAGAGACCCATTTTTTCTTCTATTGCGTCTCCGCCGCCGGACGTTTCCCCGCCTGTACGCTCGAATATACCCGTGTGTCCGGAGCCCATAGTGGCAACAAAGGCATTCTGGAATGTGACCGGTGCGGTACTGTTGAGATTGTGTCCATGAGCCTGGACTCCAGGGTGTACCCGCTTCCACTCTCCGCCAATTTCAACGCTCTCCCAACGGCTCATATCGTAGGCTGGGCCTTTAGGCGAGGCTCCGTCAAATCTGAACAGCGGAATCTTCCGTCCGTTAAAGAGGACTCTGGCCTGAACACCATTCCCGTAGGAATAGCTCACTTTCACATTTTCGTCTCCCCGGATATTCCCGACCGATATGGCATAGCGTTCCCTTATAGCCGATGCCGTTTTGGAGCGCAGGCGCTTTGTGGCCTTTGTCATCGCGCGTTTGAGTGCCTTATCCACTCCGCCCTCCACCCCGGCCAGGAGCCGTGTGGCCCTGTCTAGGGGCTCCTGGCCCGTTACCTGTACGCGAACTATGCTCATTGCGCTACCGCCTCCAGTTCAATATGCAGCATACCCATGCTGTCAATGGCGGACACAATGTAGTATTTCTGAAAGAAGTGTCCGCCCTCTCGTGTGGTAATTTCCAAGCTCTTTCCCTGTTTGGGCAGCTTCCCGCCCAGGTCGCTCTGGGCGCAATACAATATAGATGTGGCCATATGCAGGCCGCGCGCATGGTCGTCTGCCTGCCTGTCGCGCGTCTCGTTCTTAGGGCCTTCCAAAACCACGGGTATGTCAGGGTATTCCACACCGTCATATTTGATAGAGCGTGTTTCCGCGAACTCACCTGTGTTCAGGAAAACTCTGTGGATATCGCGGGCGACCATGTCCTTAAACCCGCTCACGGCACTATATCTCCATCTCCCAGATCGGGAACATCTTCGATGTCACCATCTGCCGCTGCGATGATCACCGCCATCTTGCGCTTGTTTTTAGCCCCAGAGACGTCCACGCCCATGTCTTTGGCCATTTGCTCAAGGTCAGCCTTAGTCATGCGCTCGAGCTTGGAGATCTCAGCCTCGTTCGGGTTCTCATCGGAGCCACCTTCGTTGTGCTTCTCGGTCTCCGTTTCAGTCTCCGTCTCGGAGCCCTCCTCTGTGTAGGCTGCTATGCCCAGCCCTACGAGCCGGGCAGCCTCGTCATCTGAAATGTATGCCGTCCCGCCTTTGGAGATGGGCTGGACGCGCCCGGCCTCATTTCTGAAGCCGTAGACGCCCCCGACAATTACTATCTCCTTCATACGGATCACCTCACAACGTTCTCAGCGTAGATGTACGGGCAGTAGTTCTTAGGCGCCGCCAGGGGGCGGGAGGCCAGACGGAGCTTGCGCAGGTCGTTGTCCTGATCCAGCGAAAACTTCGGCACACGGACACCGGGATGGGTTGTATACTCTGTACTGCCAAAATCAATCTGGGTTATCTGGCCATACATGAAGTGTCCACAGGCGGGGGCCGTGACCATGGCGGAGGTGACGGGTAAGTGCGGCTTGGTCGTACCGTCATCATCCATGTAGCTCTCATCCACAGAAATGAGATTCAGGTGGAAGCCGCCGAAATTGAGCGTGCCGAGCAGTACCACTCCGGTGTATGCGGAGAGCTGCTCATTGATTGCTCCAATGGCAATGCCGCTGTTCTTATCCAGAAGTCTCTGGAGATCTTCAAACTGAAGAATGGCGTCCGCCGTCTGGGTACCCAAGAGCAAATCAGACACAGGCAGTCCGCGATAGGACAGCTGGCGGCACATGGCAATCACGTCTGCCCTCATCTCCTGGAAATTCGTCCAGGGAGCTGCCGGGGTGTAGATGTGGTCGCTTACGCTGCCTTCATAGAACTTCACCTGCAGAGCGTCACCCTTGGTCTTGGCGTCCACATATTCCTGCATGGGGCAGCCGTTGTGTATCATGGTCTGAGCGGCCATCCACTCTTCTCTGCGGCGGATGCGGAGATCCATGTCCGCCAGGTCATCTCTCTGGAGCCTTGCGGCCCTCTGGGCGGGCGTGGAGTTGGCGTAGAGTGCTTCTCCAAAGCCGCGCTTGGTCAGATCGTCCAGGGTCAGCAGGCGGCTTACTCCGATGAAAGCCGGCTGATACTCGTGGATCTCATAGCCGATGCGGTCCATGGGGATATCGCCGATGCGGGGATTGACGAAGGCCGCCATCTTCCTGTCGCCCCTGCGGTACTCGGTCAGCACCTTGTCAGCGGCGAAAACGTCCCCGTCCCCAGTGGGAAAATAGCGGTCACGGAAGAAGAATGTCTGAGGGACGAATTCCTCCGTGATGGCCATGAGGATGTAGGTATCAAAAAAATTTAATTTAGCCATATAATTTCCCTCCTTACTCAGCCGGCGATGCGGCTTTGAAAATGATGTTGTAAGACCGGAGCTTGTCCTTGTCTGTCTGGGTAATTGTGTATCCCTCGGCCACCGTCACCTTTTCCGGGTCAAAGCACCCGGCGGCATAGACTGCGACCTTCGCGTCCTCCTCAGTCCCGACAGTGGTATCATCGCACAGTATGCAGTCCGGGGCATTGGAGCCGTCATACAGAGACAGCAGTCCCGTATCACTGGCCTTGCCCAGCAGGGTACCGCGTTTGTATTCCGTAGCTACGGCCAGCTTAGCAATAGTCCCGCCCTCCACGCGGATGGGCGGGTTGAGGCCGGTGATAAGGCCATCGTATTCCATCCCGCCGAGCTTCCGATTCAGTTCCTTCATAGTTTACTTTTCCTCCTTTCCAAATATCGCCCTGACCTCCGCGCGGGCGGCTGCCAAGTGCTGTTCCGGGGTTCGGGCTTTCGCAGTGTCCTGGTTCTCGT